GCCGCTTCTACGTCGGCTTCTTAAAACCGACTTAGTCGATTACATTAGGTTAGTAACCTTAACTTTACGATAGTAGTAGTTCTTGTCAGAAGTTAGGTTATCTTGACCAGAAGTACCGTCGTCCAAGTTAACGAATGGGTTAGCAACTAGACCGTAACGAGTCTTGAAACCAATCTTTGGTTGGAAGCTGTTAGGATCAACTGCGCGAACCATTTGTAGAGGAACGTATGGGCAGTAGAAAAGACCAGCATCAAAAGCTGATTGACCTTTGTAACCAACAACGAAATATTGGTTAGCAGAGATGTTAGCAGCATATGGATCAACATATACTTTGTACTTGCCGTTTAGAACACCAGCGAAAGTAGTGCTAGTATCATCAACGTTCAAGCTGTTATTGCCGTTTAGAGCAGGAGTGTAGTCAAGAACACCAGCCATCGCCAATGCAGACGCAACGTCAGCAGAAGTGATGATGAAGTTCGCACGACCACGACGTGTCAATTGACCAACAGCGTTAGCTTCACGCTCGATTTGGAACAATAGACCTTTGAACTTTTCAACAGACCAACGACCGTTAGAATCAACGTCTAGGTCAAAAGTACCAGCAGTAGCAGTACCAACAGCAGCACCTGGATAAGCAGTGCGATAAACAGTACGAACAACTTCACGGTTGATTTCTGTTAGGATCTCAGCAGAAAGAATGTTGCTCAATTCACCTTCAGCGTCAAGACCATGAACAGATTTCATATCTTGAGCTAATTCGATTGAGTATTCAGCTTTCAAAGCACGAGTCTTAGCAGTAACAGAAGTCTTCTCGATTGAGAATGCCATTTGACCGAAAGAACCGTCACCAGAACCACCTTGGCCAAGACGTTCAGCAGCGTCAGTAGCTAGACCACTACCAGCAGTTAAAGTAGCTGCACCAATAGTAGTACCGTCAAGAGTAGAGCTGTGAGTACCAGTACCTGAGTAGTCAGAATCAGCTTCGTTGAAAAGAGCTTCAGTACCACCTTGAGTACCATAGCGTGACTTCATTGCGAAGATCAAGCCAGTTGGCTGAGTCATTGGTTGAACGCCAGCGATATCATAAGCGATAAGTTGTGGCATTGCACGACGTACTAGGCTGATCAATACTGGATCAAACTTAGCGAAACCGCCAGTGTCGCCATAAGAACCAACAGCGTTAGCTGGTGCAGCTTCAAAAAGAGCTTCACGTGCTTTTGCCATTTCGCGTTCTTGGTTTTCCAAAAGAACAGCAGTAACTTCTTTACGATACTGGTCCTTGATTGCTGGAGCACCTTCGTGGTTTAGGACGGGTGCCCATTTTTCGATTAATTGTTGACGAGTTGTCATTTTAATTTCCTTTTAAGTGAATTACTTAGTAAGAGCGGAAACATAACGAGCCATAGTTGGATCGATATTTACTTTCTTCTCTTCAGTCAAAGTGTCTACTGGAGTATCAGTAACAACTGATTTAACTTCAGTAGTTTGTTTAGTGAAATAGCTTTCGCGGATAGTCTTTACTTTAGTTGAGAATGTTTCAGCTGATTCATATACTAGCTCTTCAACTAGCGCATTGAATTTTTCAACTTCAACATCTGATAGACCTTCAGCTGCTTCAGCAACGATAGATGCTTTTGTAGACTCAGCAATTTGCTTAGTTAGTTCTACGTTAGTAGCAACTTGTGCATTTAGTTTCTCTTCTAGAGAAGCAATAGTTTCGTTCATTTCGCCAAGTACATCATACTTCTCAGCTGGAACGTCAATATAGTGCTCTTCAAAAAGACCCTTCATGCCGTCGATAAAGCTCTCAACGATTTCGGACTTAATGCCATTTTCAAGGGCTAATTCATTCTGTGCAATCCACTGCTCGGCAATATAGCCAAGATATCCATCAACTTGTTCAACAAGACCCTCAATTTGTTGTGCAGTAGCTTCTTCTAGCTTTGCTGCAAATTCTTCTTCGATACGAGCAACTTCTTCTTTAACACGAGACATTACTGCAGCCTCATAGATAGTAGTTGCTTTAGTTTTGAATTCTTCAGTTAGTTCTTCGCCAGTGAATAGAGCGTCCATATCTTCTTTCATGCCTTTAACAGCATCACCCTTGCGGACAGAAGACTGGTCACCGTTATGAGGATTCATAGAACCACCCTTAACTTCTTCAGCTTGCTTTTCGTCTTGAACGTTGTTGCGAGCATTGTCAGGATTTTCACCTTCATGCTTTGGCTCAACAGCGTCACCTTTTTTAACTGCAGATTGGTCACCAGAAACAGCACCTTCTTTAGCAGAATTACTTCCACCTTCTTTGCCATCTGGTTTAACTTTTTCTTCTTGGATTTCCTGAGACTTGCGAGACTCAGCAAGAAGTTCAGCGATTTTTTGTTCGATAGACATCGTTTGTTCTCCTAACTTGGATAGTTCTATAAGATTATTTATAAATTATTTAATTTTACTCAGGAAATTTTGGAAGGCTAAAATCTTAGCTTCTTGCAAATTCTTGCTAGATGCCTTTCTAATAAACTTCTGTGTTTCCTCAATATTCTGTTCCACGAATTTTCCATCCACGAATACCCACTCCTTGCTTTCCATGATTCCACGGACATACGCATCAGGAGCAGAAGGATCAGCAACGATATCAGCTGCGGTAGACAGCATGAAGTCATCCTGAACGATATTGACACCCTCATTATTCATTTTGAGAGAGCCAAGTGCTCGGCTAGAAACACCAAGGTTTGCTCCACCATCTAGAAGACCTCTAGCGATATTGCCCATTGGAGTTTCCATAATCTTTGCTCGACCAATATAATTAGTACCTTCTTTACGAAGTGAAGTAATCATATGCGATACACGGTCAAGGTTGATGCTTGGAGTATCTGGGTGACCTAGTTCACCGTAAGCACGATTTTTCTCAACTGACTCTTTGAGGTAACGAGCAACTTCTTTGTCCATTACATGTTCAGGATACATACGTTTGTTACGGTTTTGTAGTTCTGATTGAAGGAATACACCTTCAATAAAATATTCTTTCTTACCTTTACGTTCTTCAACGATAAGGTTAGTTGATTCGAAAATCTCTTTAATTAGTCTCATTGTTTTATACCTTATCTGGTGAACCGCTTAGTGTAGTAGATGCCCCAACACGAGTAACGTCGTCATATGCACCATATGTAGCAGGTTCAACTTTAGTAGACCAACCAGCTTGTTTACGCAATACTAAAATTCCAGTTACATCTTTTGCTGAGTTATTATTAATAACAATATCGCTTGTGTTAGCAATATTTAATGGAATTCCCCATGCATTAGCTTCCATATATGGAGCATTTTCTGGAGCAGCAGAAATAACTGAACTTCCGTTTCTTGTAACTCTTACATGAGAACCTAGTTCTCCTGTCATTGTCCATTTAACAATATCAACAACAGGGGTATCTGCATTTCTTGCTTGAGTTGATGCAGTCAAGTTAGCAATAGTAATAGTTCCTGACTCAGCAGCAGTAGATGCGAAATGAATCACAGTTTCCTGGTTTGTATTTTTAAGAGTAGTTAGCGTCATTGCCATTTGTTATTCTCCGATTCTTTTAAGCACATGAAGGAAGTTCGCTTTTGACTCTTTCATATACTCAACAATTTCGTTTTGATTATTTAATAGTTTATTTAGGTAATCTTGCGTAGATTCATCAATTGCAATAACACTACCATCATTCAAAGTATAATTTAATTTACCTTCAATTAAGCGATCTAATTTATTATATTTACGCAATTCACAAATAACAGGATCTACAGAAAAAATATTAGAGGAAGCCAATTCAATATATGTTTCGATTAATGTATCAGTAACTTTGACGTCGTGATATTCTTTAATAATTTCAGCAATTTTATTGTTTGGTATTTCTTCGTATATTTCTTTTGTGACTTCCTCTACAAGAGAAACAGTTTTATCTTCCTCTTGTTTTAGTTTAATCGTTTCTAAGAATTGCTTAAAATGCATTACTGTTCAACTTGTTCTTCTTCAGAAGCTGGTTCTTCAGCTTGTTGATCTTCAACTTTATTAAACATAGTTTTAGCGACATCACTTCTCATGTCATCTAATCTAGCACCAATCTTTTCTGCCATAGCAGCTTGAAAAGCATCTTCTGTTGCAGCTGCATCACCAGATGCAATTGCGTTAATTAATTCTAATGTTGTAGACATAGTATCTCCTTAATTCCAATCAAATGAATCTTTTTGTTCGCCAGTGGGTTTTCTTTTACCAACTGGTTTTTTATCTGCCAAGTTAACAACTTTTGCTTCTTGCTCAGCATCTTGTTCAGCGTTAGGTTGCGCAGGTTGTGGAGCTTGCTGACCTTGTTGCATAGCCATTTGAGCTTGTTGCTGTTGCGCTTGATAATCCATAGTAGGCTGTTGTTGAGCCAACTGTTGATCACCTTTATTCTGAGCAAACGCAACGTTAGTTGCTAAACTATCTTTAATTTCTTTATCCATTGCAGCAATTTGATCATCAGTCATACGCAATAGATTACGTTTAATCCAAACATCAGAGAAGAAACGACCAATGTATGGATCAATTTGTTGCAATAGAGTAACACGTTGTGTCAACAACTCAGCGTCTTTTAATTCAGAGTAATGATTATCTTCTAAAAAGTCAAAACGAATTTGCTGGCTAATTTCATTCCAGTCTTTATACGTCATAATATTCTTAGCAATCAATTGTACTTTCAATGCTTCTAAGAATAAAACTGCAAACTTTTTACGAAGTCTAACGATAAACTTATTGAACTTAACTTCGTCACGGGTAATCTCATTTGAACGACCAATAGAGAAACCTTGACTTTGCTGCATACGAGATACAGGAACGTTCAATGAATGATAAAGTTTATTTTGGAAGTATTCGATGTCTTCAATAGCGCCAAGGTTTTGACCACCTGGCAATGTAGAAATCTCAGTACCCTTACCACCTTCACGACGAGGCATCCAGAAGTCTTCCATCATTGATAGGTGACGACGGTCATCACGTGTTTCACCAGTAGTTGCATCATAAACAATCTTGTTACGGAACTTATTCATAATGTCGTTAACATACTGTTCAGCTTTTAGCTTCGGTAAGTTACCAACGTCAACATAGAAAATTCTACGTTCTGGTGCACGGGAAATACGATAGATGACTAAAGAGTCTTCAATCATCTTTAATTGGTTAGTTGGTTTAATTGCCTTATGTAAATGACCCAAACCCATACCAGAGTTTGCATCCATCACGCCAGAAGGACAATGTACAACTGAATCTAATGGAAGTTTAACACCTTGTGTTGATTGTTCAGACATACCTTTATCATTGTAAAGGTAGAACTCTTCCATCGTCTTAATAATTTCAACACCTTGTGGTGTTTTTTCTTTTTTAATGTTCTTGATCTTGCGAATTTTGCG